AAATGCTCGCGGCCGGCTGGGGGCGTCCTGGGGCGGTGTACGGGCCGGGCCGCTACTCGAGGGGCGGTCACGCCCACCGGTCCGTGCAGACGGCGATCACGCCGACCATGACGAACCGCCCCGAGTCGACGTGGATCGAACCCGGTAACCCGCCGCAGGAGCATCTGCTGCGCCTCGACCACGACGGGTGGCAGGAACCGGTGAACATCGGCGGACGGATCTACGGCACAAGAGCACTCTCCTGGTGGCCGGACATTTTCTGGCATGACACTGGTGAAAGAGTGCCACAAGGCCAACATCAACTTAATCATTACTATAGAAGTCCTGATGATTGGGTAGGCCCAATGATGGTTTACCCCGAAGGTCTGTCCATGCAGTTGATGGCATTGGACGCGTCGCTCGATTCGATGCTGAACGGTGGGTGGTACGCGTCGCAGGACCGCTGGCGGTTCCACTTTTCTGATCACAAAGTGAGCGGCGACAAGGTATTTGAGCTAACCGTCACGCAAAATTTCCCGGACCTAATTTCGTTGGATCGTGACCCGACGGACCCGGACGCCACCGAACGCCTGTGCCGCCGCTCCGACGGATACCGCATCTGCACGGCCGACGGGACGCCGTGGGAAGGCAAGTGCTGGTCCGACACGAACGAGACGGCCGGGCCCGACCCGGCGCTCGGGCGTGACGGGGAGCGGTGGGTCGTGATCCCCGCCCTGCGCATCTTCTTGGAGCTCGCCGTCCCCGACGGCGGCTGGATCCCTTCTGCGGCGTCGCAGGGTGTCCCGTCCGGGTGGAAAACGTCCGAGTACTACGGCCGCCATTTCGACTTCTCGACGAAGGGCCTCACCGGTTGGCCGTCGAACCCGTCGCATCAGCACGGCGAGTACTTGGCCGCGTTCGCCCTGGGTCGCCACTTCCCGCACGTACCGGGCCTGCCGGACTGGTTCGCGGTGATGGACGCCGTGGCCCGCTGGTCGGAGAACGAGAAGTTCATGGGTGACGCGTTGTGGTACCGGGGCTGTGAGGCGGTGCACCTCGAGGCCGACCCGGGTGTTCTCGCCGCGATCCCCCTCACGCCGTGGCCGGCGCCGGTCGAGACGTGGGACGGGCAGCCGATCGGCGACCCCCCGCCCCCGGCGGGCGATGAGTTGCGGGCCCGGATCACGTTGAACCTGTCAACGGAGGACCGCGACGCCACGGCGCAGACGATGATCGAGGGCATGGAGGCGGGGGCGACGTCGACGCTGCGGGCCGAGGTCGTGTTGCGGCAGATGGATTACGACGCCGGCTGGCAGGTCGAACCCCACCCGGACGACCGGTACGCGTGGGTCGTGACCGCGCCCGGGTGACGCGCGCCGACTGGATCGTGTTGGGGATCTGCGGGTTTTTCGCCGTGATCACCATCACGGCCCTCATCGTGTTCGCCTTGCGCGACGACAAGGACTGGTCGGACTGGGGTCGCGAGCACAACGACCGCTGAAGTCTCAGACGGAGATGCGGGCGACGATGAACTGGCCGCCCACGGTGACGGTGCCGGAGTGGCCGTTCGTCATTCGGACCGTGGCCGACGCGCCGGCCGTCATCTCGAAGACGGTGGACACGGCCAGGTAGCGGTTCCCGGACGGGACGTACGCCATGCGGTTGATGCTCGCACCGGACACGACCGCGATGACCGACGCCCCGTTGAGGGTGCCGCCGGAGTCGATGTACGCCGAGAACGAGTAGACGCCTCCGAGGCCGGCGGGGATGGTGACGGTGGTGGCGGTGCCGGCGTGGAAGTTGTCGGTGTCGTAGATCTCCGTCGTCCAGCCGAGGTCGGTTGCCGCCCCGGTGAGGACGGCTTGGCCGGTGGTGGTGAGTGAGCAGCCGACCCGGGTCGTGTCGCGCATCAACGGCACCCAGGCGCCGCCTTTGCGCAGTTCGGGGGCGCCCAGGTCGGTGCGCCAGATGATCATGCCGTTCGATGGGACGGTGATGGCGGCGTCTCGTTCGGCGGCGTTGGCGAAGCGGCCGACGATGCGGTCGGCGACGAAGTTGCCCCAGGTGGCGGGAATGACGTCTCCCGCGATGACGGTGGCGATTCCCATGGGCATGGCGAACGCTCCTCAGGTTGCGGACCAGCGGGCGGAGTCCCACTGGTCGACGTCCCAACGGGACAAGGTCTGGCGGATACGCGGCCCGAGTGAGAGGACGGTGACGAACTCTGCAGGCCCGAAGGTGTGGTCGACACCGATGACGCCGCCCAGCTCGGCCCGGCTGTCCTCACCGCGGGTGCGGGTCAGATAGACGGTGTCGTACAGCTCGACGTCGAGCACGCAGGCCCAGGCGGCCGGTTCGGTCAGTGGGGACAGGACGACGGCCTGGGCGTGGTAGTCGCGGGCCGTGCGGTCGGCGAGCTGCACCTGGAGGATGGCGGCCGTGTCGGCGTCGTTCGCATAGGGGAGGTCGAACCGTGACCACGACTGGCGGCCGTACTTGGCGATGCTCGCCGCGTCCTCCAACCATTGCGCGGTGCCGCCCACCCTGGAGATGCCGATCACGTTCTGGATGTCCATGTCGTCCGCCGTGGTCACGATGCTCGACAGGCAGATGGCAGCCGGGTCGGTGGTGCGGTCCCCGAGGTGCCAGTCGGTGCGGGACCGCTGATCGGCGATCCATTCCCGGTCAACGAACCGCAGGGCGCCCAGCTTGTCGACCCACACAAGGCCGGCTTCGGTGTCCGCCGTGAGGAAGATCTCCTCGAGGGCCGGCTGGGCGAGGGTGGTGGCTTGCAGGGCGATCGTGCCGGGGCGGAGGTCGCGGCCGGCGTCCCAGCCGGCGTTGTCGAGGATGCGGTTGATGCGCGACCCGGCCGCCTCACCCGCACCGGCCGGGGGCTTCTCCGACTGATTCAGCAGGGCCATGTGTTTCAGACCATCGGAGGCCACGACGGTGAGTGACAGCTCGTCGGGCGAGTCGACTTCGGTGATGTAGTCGATCCAACCGGTGAACAGCCACCACTCCTCGTCCGTCACGAGGTCGGTGACACCGATGCGGATCGGCAGGTTCCCCCGGTTGAGCCGTTCCCCCGTGACCGGGTCGACGTACCAGGGGGACAGGGTGTTGTCGCGGGGTGTGATCGACAACGACGCCGTGGCGCTCGAGGCCCGCTGGGATGGTGAGGCGGTACCGCGGACGATGTTGGACCCGGCCCGAACGTCGCATTCGACGTTGCGCCAATCCCACCACGGACCCCACCGGCCCGGATCGGGCACCTCGACGAACGGGTCGGCGGCGGCCAACGTGATGCCCCACTTGGCGGCCAGCTCGGCTTGCACGGTGGTGAACTGGGTGGCGTCGTAGGCGGCGACCATTCTGACTTCGCCGATGTCGCCCCGGAACTGGTTGGAGACGGCCAGGATGATGTCAGCGGTGGCCTGGGAGGCCATCGACCCTGATGCGTCGGTGCGACTCAGTAGCAGGGTGCCGTTGCGGTAGAGACACATCGTCGCCCCGGACCGGTAGGCGGCGTACAGGTACGGGGTGGCCAGGCTGAACGTGAGACCCCCCGTGAGGCGGGCCGTGGTCTGGTTGGCGACGTCGAAGAAGGCGGTGGTGCGCAGGTCGACGTCGTAGAACGGTGGTGCCCCCGACCCGTGGGCGTACAGGTTGGCGCGGCTCGCGTTGGCCAGAGTGATGACCGCGAACATCATGGTGTCGGTGCGGGTCGTCGGGTCGACGAACGCCTGCGGGTCGACGTCGAGGCAGCCGATCTGGCCGAGGCCGGCGACGCGTACCGCGGCGAGTCCGTTGATGGCGCCGGTGATGCGTTGCGTGTCGGCGTCTTTCCACAACGACACGAAGCTGCGGGCCGCGGGCGATTTGTCGGCCCAAGTGTTGATGTTGATGCCGCTCTGGTAGGTGAACGTGGCGGCGTCGGTGGCGTCGAGATGCAGGGCGTAGGTGGGCCCGGCCGGTGGGATGGGGACCGTGCCACCCCACTTCGCGCAATCCCATTCGAATTCGCAGCCCTCCTCGGCTTCGTAGCCGATCTGGATGGTCGGCCCGTACCCGGTGCCGGGCCACGCCGCGACGGCCATCAGCCGACCTCGAGGTAGCGGCCGTTGCGCCACACGTACCGCTGAGCGGTGGCCTGCGCGGTGCGGCCGCCCAGACCCCGGTCGACAGCGTTGCGGACCGCGGCGGTCAGGTCACGCAAGCCGCGACTGTTGAGTGACACGCCCACACTGACCGTCGGCGACGACATCCCGCCGGCGGCCGGAACCGTGGCCAGCGTCGTGGCACCCAGGCCGACAGGGGTCGGTCCCTGATCGGGTGGGAGGGGTGCCGACGACACGATCGGGCCGAGAGCGAGTCCCCGCTCCAACGCCTTGTTCGTACCGGGCGCCAAGTACAGCTTCACGCCCAACCGGGCCGGATTGCGGTCGTAGTAGCCCTGCACCGTGTCGAGAGCGCCGACGTAGTCACCGGCGATGATCTGCTGCGTCACCGTGGCCTTCACGTCCTTCGGCAAGTCGTCGATCGAGCCGGACAACAGGTCGAGCTTGATCTTGGCTTCTTCGGTGCCGGACAGGGCGTACCGCGTTTCGATGTCTTCCGGCATCAGGCCGAGCGTGTAGATCACGTCGTCCGCCTCGTCCCCCGACAGACCGAGCTCCTTGGTGAGGCGGTCCCGCAGGGTGTTGGCGATGTTCTCCGCTGACGTCTTGAATTTGGCGCCGTCACCGGCGGCGTCCTGGTACGCCTGGGCGAGCTGCGTGTCGATCACGCCGGCGAGGTCTTCGAGGGCGTCCTGCTGCTTCGCTCCTTTCTCCGTGGTCGTGTCCAGGTTCAGACCGCCGTCCTTCACTGCTTCGGAGAAGTCACGCCACGCTTCGGCCTCGTCCTGAACGAGGTTCCCCGCCGCGACCCGCTCCTCGGAGAACGCCGACATGGCCGTCGTCGCGCCCTCGAGGGCGGCTTGGCCGTAGTCGATGCCGGCCAACGCTTCGCCGTACAGGCGGGCACCCTCCAGGCCTTGGGCGAACGCCTCGTTGGAGCGGTCCTGCTCGGCACGCCACAGCTCCTGGGCCGCCTTGGCTTTCGCCGTCTCCGATGCCTGGTTCTGGAGTCCTTTGATGTACAGGTCGAAGATGAGCAGGGCGTCACCCTCACGGCCCAGGCGTTTCGCTTCGGCCTCCGCGGCCAAGATGGCAGCCCGGCGGGTACCGCCCAACGCTTTGGCCTTGCCCAGCTCGCGGCGAATGTCGCCTTCGACGTCCTGCGTCTTGCCGATCTGGATCAAATCCTGCAGGGCGGAACCTTCAGCCTCGATCTGGTCGATGACCTTCTCCGGAACACCGGACTGCACGAGCTGGGAACGGGCGTCCGCCCAGTTCTCCTCCACCTGAATGGCCCGCACGATGGAATCCATGTACTCCGGCGGGACACCCGGCCCGAGCAACGCTTCGATGGTGGGCCCGCCGGCCAGGCCGGACTCCAGGGTTTGGATGAGGCCGACCGCGTCTCTCGCTTGCAAGCCGAGGGCTCCCATGGCTGCGGTCATCTTGTCGACGTTGCTGGGGTCGGCTTCGTTCAACGCCTCCCCGAGCAGGCCGAGCGCGCCGGACACCCCTTCGATGGATTCGGCGGCCGCCTCGTTCGTGCCGACCGCGTCACCCAACGCTTCGGACGTCGCCTCCAGCGCCTTGCGCGCTTCCTCGGACTTCTTCCTCATGTTCGCCAGGGCGGAGGACGCCAAGCCCACCCCGACGGAGATCAGGGCGATGGGCCCGGCGACGGTGGCGAAGTTCTTGACGATCGTGCCGAACTTGTCGCCCTGGCCCGCAGCGTCGGCCATGTACTCGCCCATCTGGCCGATCGCCACACCGGCCGAGCCGGCCAGGCCGCCCAGAGCGCCGAGATCCTGGGAGGCGTTGCCGACCATGTTCGCCAGGACACTCTTGGAGGAGTCGGCGGACTTGCCGAGGTCGTCGATGTTCTTCCTGGCGCCGGTCGTGTCCAGATCGACCGTGGGCAGATCCTTCGCGGCGCGGGCCAACTGCTCGAGCTCATCGCGGGCCTGCTTGATCCCGGTCGTCAACACTTTGATGTCGGCGGGGTCCTCCGCCAGGCCGAGCTGGCGGACGAGGTTCTTCAGGTTCGCTTCGGCGGCCTGCGTCTTCGCTTGGACGACGATCGTCAGGTCGTCGTCGGTCAACTCCTCGGACAGCTCGGCCAGGTTCTTCAGGTCGCGTTCGGCCCGCTTGGCGTCCGCTTCGATCTTGATGCGGAGACGTTCGTCAGCCATGCAACGCCTCCCGCAGCTCCTTCTCGAAGATCTTCAGGACGAGCGGCCTCGACCGTTTCCGCACCTTCGTCCACGCCCGCTTCGGTCGACTGCCGGGGTGGAACACCGGTCCGGTCCGCCAGCCCGATCCGCTGCCGGGCATGCGGAGCCGCTTGCTGCCACCACGACCGGGTCGGTAGTTGCCGCCGGCACGACTACGGCCGAAGCCGATGACGTGGGCACTGGCACCCGACTCGACGATCGCCCACATGCCGGGCGGGATGGCGAACACGGTCGCCTCCGCCGACGCGGCGTCGAAGTCGAAGTCGTCGCGGGTGCGGAGCTTGCCCCGCCGGCCGAAGCCTGACAGGCGGCCGTCACCGCCGGACACCTTCGCGGCTTCGATATCAGCGACCCGTTTGATGGCCTTGATGGCGGCCAGGGTCGCTACGCGGGGGACGTTCCCGACGTCGACGGCGACAGCGTCAAGAGCCACAAAGGTCAGAGCGCCGAGTCCGCCATCTCGGGCTCGGACGACGCGCCAGTGGCCGAGAGGCCGACGGGGGTGGGGCCGAACGCGACGATCGGCTTGTCGATGCAACGGAACGACACGTCACTGATGAGCGGCGTCGCCGGCGCGCCACCGATCGCCGCCGCGCCCAGATACACGTGGCCGAGGAACTTCGGGATCTTGTCCGTCGCGCCTGTGGACACGTACACCCAGCCTTCGACGCCGTCGTTGTCGAACAGGAACTGCAGCAGGCCGGCGGTCGTGTTGGCGTCCTGCACGAGGCTGATGTCCATCGCCCATTCCGACGCTGCGGGCAGGGGGATCGTCTGCGCGGGCTGACAGAACGTGCCCGGCAGATCCGACGTGTCGCTACCCGCCGTCGGGGTCAACGTGGCCGACGTGATCTGACAGGTGAAGTCGTCGTACCCGGTGATCACCTCCGTCGCCAAGGCGGCCGCGTCCGCGACCGAAGGGTCGGTCGTGGTGAACCCGACCATGGAGCCGGGCCGGGCGATCATCCACACGTTCGTAGGCATGAGCAGTCTTCTTTCAGGTGCAGTAGGTGACCGTGGCGACGACGGTCAGGGTGTGGGAGGGCTGTTCGTGGCCGCCGACGATCACCGTTCCCGGCTCCACCGAGTCGACGGAGATGCCCAACGTCTGGGCGTGCTCGAGGTCTTCGATGACGGCCCACGCCACGTCGTCGAGTTCGGTGTGAACCTCGTCGAAGTCGTACGCCCGGCCCACCACGATCACCGGGTATTCGAGTGACCACATGCCGGTCATGGACGTGGTTCTCGTCATGGTGGGCGGGCCGACGACGGCGCAGGGCAGGTGGGCGACGTCGTCAGGGGGGGTGCCGTAGGCGGGGACGGCGGTGATCGCGGCGGCGATCGCCAGACGCACCTGAGAGATGGGGGTGCGTGTCCCCGCCATCGGCACGACCATTCAGGCCACCCCGACTTTCGTCATGTCGATGTACGGCCTGAGCTTGCGGCGAATGTCGGGGTCCAACGCGGTGACACGGACGACACCGAACTCGGAGAACCCGGCGACGCCTTCCGGGCTGCGGCGCCGCTGATACCAGCGGTTGGCCTGGTCGATGATGGCGCCCTGCACCTCGTCCTCGGTCAGGTACTGCGGGTAGACGACGAACGCGGTTGAACTGAGCGCCTGGTCGAGAGCCATGCGCAGGTTGTCGTCGTCCGCCGACCCCACCGCCCCAACCCAACGTTTCAGGGTGGCGAGGTCGGCGGTGACGGCCATCAGCTCGACGTGCCCCGCCGGGCCCGGCCCGTCTTGGACGCCGCGGCGTCCTCCTCGGCCGGGTCTTCGGCTGATGCTTCGGGCTCCGGTTCCACTTCGGGCACCGTCCAGATCGGCGCCACGCCGACCGCTTCCCGGTTCGGGTCGTCGTAGAACGTCACGGCTACGCAGTCGTGACGCGGACGACGGCGGTCGGTTCCACGACGACGCAGTCGAAGTCGCCGGCGTAGCCGACCTGCACACCCCACACGCTGGGTTCGACGACTTGCAGGTTGCCGTACTTGTACTCGAACGCCTTCACCGCCGCCGTCGAGTACACGAGGATCGTGTCCGTCGCCAGACCGGCCGACATGATCACCGTCAGACCGGAAATAGAGCCCTGTTCGCCCTGGCCGATCGAGCCGACGGGGAACCCGGTCGAGTAGGCGTTCGTCGGGTTGACGGTGGGGAACAGCGGACCGATCGCGCCGAGCTGGTCCGGGGAGACGGCGACAACGGTGCGGCCCTGGCCTTTCGTCGCGGCGAACACGGAACCGGCGGCGCCCCAGATGGCGGTGGCGACGTTCGCCCCCGTCGGCGACGCCGGGATCACCGGGCCCACCGTCGCGGCGGCGGTCATGACGGCGGCCGCTTCCTCCTCGGTTTCGATGGCGTACTGCTGGGCCAGGTCGTTGATGATCATGTCGAGAATCGCTGGGCTCGATCTGGAAATGTCTTGTTTGGAGACGTTGACGTAGCCGCCGAACGTGTCCGCCCCGAGCGCCGTCTTCGTGATCGTCATCTTGCGGCTGGCGAGCTCCGTCTTCTCCCCGGCCTGCTTGCCGACCTGGGTGTGTTGCGTCACCCGGGCGTACGACCATGCGCCGGTGCCCAGGTCGACGGGGCCGAGCGTCGCGATGATCGGCCGGGCCACCTCGATGAAGTTGACGACCGGTTGCACGATCGACTCGGGCAGCAGACCAGGGTTGTCCGCCGTGGTCTGGTGGGCGGCGACCCGGTGGAACAGCTCCATCCGCTGATAGGACGCCGTGTCGCCCATGGCCGCCATGTAGCGGTCGATGACGTACTCACCGGCCGAGCGGTACTCGACCTTGCCCGCAATCAGGTTCGGGTTGCGGGCCACCGCGAATGCCTCGGTCAGCTCCGCCGTGCGGGCCGAGCTCTCGGCCGCGATGCGGGCACCTTCCCGCAACGGTTGCAACTGGCCTTCGAGGATCTTCATCCGGTCCGACGCCCGGTTGTACAGCTCCCACTCTTCGGGCTTCATGTCGCGCCCGGTCTCTTCGGCAGCGCCGACCAAGCCGTCCATGAACGCTTTGCGTTCCTCGAGCTCGGCCTGGAGGCGGGCGATCATGGCATCCGTAGCAGCCATCAGGGGTGTTCTCCTTCGTTGAAGGCAGTCCCCCGAATCGGCCGGCGTCCCTCCGCGGGACGTGTTCTACGGCCGGCGGTTCATGCGCTGGCGATCTGATCGTAGGCGTCGCGGAGGCGTTGAAGGCGGATGCGGTCCAGGTAGGGCGTCACAGGCCTCTCAGCGGGCGTCTGAGGCGCCCGGCGGACGGCGAGGACGTCCGCACCGTCGTAGGCGGGGAACGGGACGAGAGACACCTCCCAGAGGGTGCAGCGGTGCCGGACGACTTCGGCCCGGTCGTCGGTCCAGTGGTCACCGGTCGGGTCGCGGGAGAACCCGATCGAGACGTGCAGCGAACCGTCGCGGGCCAACTCCAACGACTCGTCACCCAACGCGGTGCGACTGATGTTGAACGTGGCGTGCAGGCCGTCGGGCAGGTTCGGTTTCACCGCCCGGCAATGGCCGACCAGGCGTGTCGTCTCGTGGTCGCGCAGCACCTTGATGCGGTTCGGGCGGATCGGTTCCCACGCGAACGCGTCCGCGGCGATGGACTCCACGTAGTGGCGCTGCTCGAGCTGGTCGTACACCTCGGCCTTCGAGCCGTACGGCACGGCCCGCACGTCGACTTCGCGTTGGCGGATCGTGACGTCGGTCGCCATGCGCCGGAACAGGATGTCCGGTTCGTCGCTCATCGCAGCAGCCCTCCTGTTTCGGCGAACGTGTTCAGGCGTTCGGCCGTCTGGATCTGTTCGACCGTGATCACCGGCCGGCCGAGGTCGTCGCGGATGCGGTTCAGGATCTCGTACACCTGGGCCCGGACGAGCGGGTCGGCCTGCACGTACGTGTCCCGGTTCAACTCCAACCGCGTCCCCCGCGGCACGACCCATTCGGAGAGGGCCGCCGTCACCGTCTGCGCCTTCGGACGAAGCGACGCCCGCCAGTGGTAGTCGAACAGAGCGTTCACGTTGCTGTACGTCATCGAGTCGCCACCCGAGGGCAGACCCATCAGGAACGGCGGCACCCCGAGCAGGATGCAGATCCGCGACTCGTTGAACTGCCACAACTCGATGAGCGCCATGTCCTTGGGCGACAACTGCAACGCCTCGAACGTGATCCCGCCACTGAGCACGGCGGGCAGGCCCATCTTCGAGAGGCGAGCCTCCACCCAACGGGATTGCAGATCGGTCGCCTGCTCCGCGGTGAGCTCGTCGGGATGGGTGAGGACGGCGTTGGGGATGGCACCCGTCTCGGCCAGGTTCGTGGCGTACTGCGTGAGCACCTGCCCCGCCACGAGGCGGGCACGCCCCGCCTCGAGGGGACCGTGTCCGTGGGCGTCACCCACCGACGAGCGGTAGCGGATGTGCAGGATGTCCGCGGTCACGTCGACCGGGCCGACCGTGTAGTGGCGGCGACCGTCGCCGCCGATCTCGGCGTTGACCGTCCACGGCGGCACCACATGGAACCGGGCCGGCCACCCGTCCCCGTACCTCGCCGTGGCGAGGACGAACGCCTCGCCGAGCTGGTAATCCCAGAAGAGCTGCTTCGCGAACTCCTCCCACGACGTGTACAGATCCGGGTCCGGGTTGTCCAACCACGAATGCGGCAGGTTCGGCGACGCCCCCACCAGATAGGGCGGCATGGTCGCCATCACCGACGAGTTCAGATCGAGGCACGCCCACGCCGTGTCGGTCAGCATGTTGAGCTGTCCCCACCAGTTCGGCGTGTTCCACTCCGCGGGCCAACCCGACCACGGTGACGCCTTCGGCGGACCGGAACGCCACGGCCCGGCCGGGGTCGACTCGACGAACACCACGGCACCGGCTTCGCCCGGCACGTAGGATT